GTCTCCAACCAAAAGACCGTGGGGATTAGCACAAGTAACAGTTGCAGACTGGTTATTTACACCACCAAAAGTGATACCAGATACTTCAACTAGTTTTTTAACATTGTACAACCAAGTTGTTAACTGAGAAGATGTTCCTGTGCCGCCCAGTTTAGAAACTGACAGTTTATCACCAGGAAGATAGTAAGAACCTGTATCGGTAAGAGTGGTTTGTTGAGCATCAACAATACCAACGATGTTCATTACAACTTCCTGAGCAGTTCCCTTGTTTAGGAAGATTGTAAAGTTAGAAGAAACCTCTGTAGCAGAATCCCAGTCTTCTACAGTTCCATTTACAGAACGAGTACACTCAATGAACTGGTTTAGTGATTTTTCTTTGTATTGGATGACTTCTTTGCCAAGTCCACTACCAATTACAAATTCTCCGTTTCTTTCTGGCCAACCAATCGTAGAGTCAACAGTAATAATACTATCAGTGGTGTTGAGAGGCTCTGCAAGACGTGTTTTGTAAGGAACAGTAAAAGTTCCTGTAATGGTTTCTTCGGAAAGAACAAGTTCAAAAATTTCTACATCAGAAGTTTTAATTGAAATATAGTTTTCAACCAAAGCACTCGCTGCTTGAACGTTAGAGTCAGCAATATCTGCTTCTTGAGTAATCAGAGCGTCTCTGATGTCTACAGGATTACCACTAACCAAAGTGGCACGAAGAATTGTGTCAACAGACCAAGTTGCAGCAGAAGGTTTGATGATTTGGTCTTTCGGATACGAAATAGAGACCGTTTCACCATAAAGTAATTTGAAAAGATATGCAATACTAAACGAAGTTCCTTTTGCCGAATAAAAATCTTTAATTGACTTGATTGCGTTACGAACGTCAATCTTTTTATAGTCTAATTGAGGAACATCGGGTAAGAACTGCTCAGTATACTTGTCAAGCAGTCTTTTAATGAACAAAGCATCCAAACACTTGACTTCAGTGTCTACTGGAGCAGATGCGGCTAACGTATTATTAGAAAACTCAGCATTACCAGTTTCGGTGTAAGAGGTTATGCCACTTGCAGCTCTGGCACATCCATTAAACGCTGCTTTATCATATTCAGTTCCTGATTTTTGAACTGCAAAACCAGTTACCTCATTAAGACCGATTTCAACCGATGCCTGAGCAGAAGGAGGATCTTGAATGACAATCTTTGGGGGTTGTGTGGCGCTATAACCAGTACCAAACTCAGTTACGTTAATATCGGTAATCTGACCATTAAAGATCGATGCTACTGCCTTAGCACCAGTTCCTCCAGAGTAATTACCTTGAGCATCGGTGCGAGTATCAACAATATAGACCGAAGGGATCTCGTCATATCCACTACCACCATTAAGAAGTTCGATACCAATAACACGACCATTACCATCGACTCTAGTTTCAAGAACTTGAGCACCAACTGGGTCGATAATTGCAATTCTGGGGGTTGTAGTATAACCTTGACCAGCATTTAAAATTGAAATACTAGTAACTAGTCCATCAGCAGAAATATTTGCTCTCAGAGCTGCTTTAATTGGATTTGTGCCTGTAGGTTCATCAACATAAACCTCAGGGGCAGTAGCATATCCAAAACCGTTATTTGTAACAGGAATAGTTCCTGTGATTGAACCATTAGTGATTGTGGGAGTTCCCAGAGTAGCACCACCAGGTTGTTTGAACGTAACTCTAGGAGTAAATGTATATCCAGAACCAGAACTGGTTAATTCTAACGCAGTTACCGAACCATTCTCGACAGTTGCCGTCATGGTTGCTGCTACAGCACCAGGTTTTGTCGGAGCTTGGATTTGAACAATAGGAGGATTGGTAGAACTATACCCCTTACCACCTTGAAGAAGACTTGTAGACTTAATACCATTAACAAGAGACCTAGCAGAACCGCCAGACCCATTAGCAGACTTAATTGAAACTTGAGGAGGATATTCAAAACGATATTGACTACCACCAGTGTCAACTTTAATGGAAGTTAGTTCACCATTGTCATTAACACGAGAAAATGCCTTTGCACCAGCACCAAAAGAGGGAATAGGTGCTTCAATAAAGTACACCGAGAGTTGACGACCATTGATAGGTGCAGTATCGAAGATAAACTTATCTCCGTCGATAAAGAAATCGACTCTGGGTTGTAAAAGACGACCGTCGTAGATAGCAATTACATATTCATCAACAGTCGGTTCATATTTTTCGCCATTTTCAGTTAAAGCGAAGGAAGTCTTACCTTCACCGAACGAATTAGAAATATCATCAAGAGAAGCAATGGTATTTTCGATAAAACCGTTCAAATAAGTGATGAAAGTTGTTGTAGAATCATCTGCAGGGAGTTTTGTTCTCGGTGCAGTAGTAAATACAATCTCATCACCAGAAAGAGTGAAATCTGTGCCAGGAATTAAAACTTTTCCATAGACACTAACAATCAAATGTTGTGCTGAAGGAGGAGCAATCGGGTTATCCTGGGAAACCAGGGGAAATCTTGTCTGTACACCATCAAAATCATTGATTGGTGTTGCCAGGTTGGTCCACTTAAGTTTTACCTGCTCATAAGAGATACCAGGAGACAGTGCGATGTTGGGAGAACTAGTTGTGTTCTCATAATAGATGACTTCATCGCCAATCATGATCGAACCGTTCTCTTCTAAGAACTGTTCAATGCTTTCTACAACGATTTTTGTAGATTTATCGGTAATTGCCTCAACAATCTTGGTTTTGCCTTCCAAGATACCGATGTCCAACTTATCAATATCAAGATATTGAAGAAAGTTGTTGATAATATTTTGACCAGCACCTGTTTTTTCCTGTGACTGATAATAGTACTCCAGGAATCTATTAAACAGAGGATATTCTTCCTCAAGAAAGTCTGGAGTCTGTTGGACAATCGATTGAGATACCTTGTTAATATTCATCTCTTATTTTAAATACAATCAGACGTGTTTAAGGTGCCACCGTTGGCAACATCAGCGACCGTAACCGTAGATGGTGTCTGGTCGAAAATCGTTGGTGTCAAACTATTTAGAGGGATTGAGGTAGGTGGTGTTGTTCCCACTGGAGCAATTGTAACCTCAGGAGAAATGATGTTAATGATGGTTCCAGGAGTCGATGCAGGGATCGAAGCGGAGTTAGCAGGGATAAACTGAACAGGAACCTGAAGACTGCCAGGTAATGCATCAGAATCAGTAACAGATCCCTCACCAGAAACACTATTTGTGATGTTTACACCAGTTGCTGCAACATTTGAACCTGCACCAATCAAATTAATAGGTCCAAATGCAATTTCACCGTTGTCATAGTTGACAGTTCCCGCATTACTGTTGGTAATAACCTTTCTAGTACCTGTATTATAGAAAACACGAAGGTTTCCGAACCCATCATCCTCAAATTGTTGGTTCACACCAGGGCGATCTGCGGTTCTGAACGTTCCAGAAAGCAAAATTGGTTCTTTTGTTGCGTTTTCAGTCTGAGTTTGCGATGGTGCCGAGTTATAAAGCGGCGATCCAGTCGCAATAACGTAAGTATTAGTCTGATTAGTGACTGGTTTGATGTATCTGACGACAGTTGTCTGCAAAGATACGTCAGAAACGCACTTAGAGGCGAGTGTAATCGCTTTTTCAAAGGATTGGGAGCGGAAAGTCGAGTTAAAGTTGTTAATTTCGGTCTGTGCTGCCCATTGATTGATCGCATTTTGCACATCTGTCTTGATTGTGGTGGTGTCATCACCGCAACCAGTGTCATATTGAACAAAAATCTTGTTATAGATGTAAATATCTTCGGGATCAATGATCACAGGGTCGATAGATGCCATCGCATACTGCCTTAAATCCGCAGCAATGGACTTTTTGGTTGCATCATTGAGTGATGAACCCGTTTTTGTCTGCACTGCAATGTAAACTTTACCGTAAATTGGCGGATTTAGCGAATCTCCACCATAAGCAACGACGGATTTTGCGTTATCATAGACTTTTTTAGTCAAAACAGCGTAATCCTGCGCGGTAACTGCCCGATATTGCGCGGAATAGTAGCGAGGAGCGTTATATTTGATCGATTCTACGCTCTCTGCAGACGATCCGCCATAAGCAGACTCTTTTAAAGTCATTGTTGTTGCCCCAGCAGCGTAAGTTGCGCCGTTGGAGTCCTGCATAATGCCCTTAAAAGCAAACTGACTGGTATCATTTGCTGCATTACCCTCTGTAGTGAGGTATTCAAGCACAACAACCTCACCATCTTTCAGTGATCTGCCAATAGAATCATCACCAAACTTGATTTCGTACTGCATATCCTCACCTTCAGAGAGGAAATACACCCTAGAAGTCGATGTAAGGTTGGTTACGTTCTCAACTTTACTATAAGTATCAGATGTAGTTGATGATTCGTTGGGTTTTACCCTAACAGATAAGGTTGAAATGTCAGCATCTGCACTAGGAATCTTATAAACCTGTGTTGCAAACGTATTAACAACATAAGAGAAGGTAAGAATATTACCCTCTTTGAACATAATATTGTCAAATGTCGCTAAACCTGTAGATGGATCAGGTTCTACCGTTACATCTGACAGTCTATTCCAAATATAATTACCACCAGTTGCTACTGCGCCCTTCTTTAATGTGCAAGATGTAGGATATACACCTCCGACCGCAGTGGTTTGCAGTTCTAATTTAAAACATGCTGTGCTCGATGTGACTGACTTCGGCACATAATTCAATAATTTTGCAATATTAACAATATTATCACGCACTGTAGCACTCGTAATGAATGCTTCGTTCATTGCCATATTAGCATTAAACGCCGTGTAGTACGTATTATACGCTAACGTGTCAATTAGATACGATAAACTAGAACCTTGAAAGTCATAATCTGTGAACTCATCTCTAGTTCTCAGATATGCTTTGATAGATTCTTTGATATCATTAAAATCTAATGCTGTTAAGTTATTTGGTTGCATTATTCGGGTCTCTGTAATACGAAACTAACACTTTCTGTCAAAGGTAATCCAACAATACGATACTTGATCGTTACGCCGTATTTACCTGTCTCGAAGTTTGGTACGATAATTGTATTAATTAGTGATACTCGTGGTTCAAACTTATTGATCGTCGAAGCGATTTCATCCTGTAATGCATCAGAAATTAATTCATCCATTGGTTCAAACAGTAATTCACTTACTCTTGAACCAATACTATTATCAAATGGCACTTCCCCAGGCACAGTCAATACAAGGTTCTTTAACGCTTGTTTGATACTGTTATCATTCCTGACATGCGCGACATCATCGGTAAAAGGATTTCTCGCAAAATCAATCTTGATATCTTTAAATGCCTTTGAGATGGCAACATCTCTTCCTGTTACCTGCTTAAGTGCCATTTAACTTACAATATGAACAATGCTATTTAGCGCCCTTGCCCCCGATAACGCTTTTTGGCATTGTTCCGACTTGTGGATGCATACTTGGTATGCTGTCCTGCACCCTGTCTAGTCTTCTTCGGAATTGACTCGATCATGTTCTGACCCGTCAAAGACTTCTTCATTTTTGCCATTAATGTCCTCCTGTTGTAAAGATTGTGGATCGCCCCCATTATACCATATAATATCCCATTTAGCATCCATGATACCCATTATAGTGGATACCGCGTTCTCGACCCGCTCCAGGCGCTCTGAGAGGGCAATCAGACCTAATCTGAGTGCTTCGTGGGCTTCGGTGTTATCCTGCCATTTATTATAATCTTCATTCATCCTTCGCTTTTCTCAAAATAAAACTGCCGTCTGCAATCTCAAAGTCTAATTTCGTACCTACATCCCATCCCAATTCCTCACACGCTTCATACGGAATTGTAAGAATAAGATCACCGAAATCGTCCTCTTCTAGTTCTGTAATGAATCTGTGTGACATACTTCTATAACCTATTGACTATCTGCGGGTTATTTGTGGGGTTATCTTCTTTCCACTCCACCCATAGTGTATATAGATCGTTTGTATTCTGTGATGCATAACCTGATGCATAGTAGTCAGCACACTCATACATGCGAGGATCTAAGAATCCCTCACGGCGTAATAATTGCTCTATCGCCCATACTCTCGTGTCTTGTCTCTCTACACGGGTCTTAGAGTCCATTTTTTACCTCAGAAAATTTTTTTATATACGCCGTTGAGTATTACTCGAATAATATCTAGGGCGTCTGGGAACCTTTGTAGGTTAGGGTAGTGGCCGTTTTTAACATTTAGGGGGGCTAATTTAACTGCCATTTATAACAATTAAGACTGTCCTTAGTAGGTGTTACATAGTGCCCCTCTTATACCCTCCCATTATACCTCACTGGGCATATAGTTGTCAACACATTCCCACTGCCATCCTATCGACTTGATGTAATCGAAGCACGACATTCTCGGAGTATTTGGGAAACTATCTCCCCTCGCATTCCGAACACCATCGATGTACCTTTCCATGTCATAAATGCTGCTGAAAGATCCTCTGAGAATCTCTAATTCGTCATAGATGTGAAACTGCATGTGTTCTGAGTTAAGGTGAATAAACGTAATAACAATATCCCTCTGCTAGTAAGTAACTGGCAGTATGGGAAAGTATCTCACAGTCCCAACATTGGTCAGTATCTAACAAGAACTGAAACAATGCTATTCCATCATCTAGGGAACACTGTTGTTGATAGTAACTCTCCAAGAGTTGTTGATACTTTGGAGGACCTGTGATTGTTGTCATTTAGTACAGACTCTGTTTCTGAACCTCTACAAGGTTATTGTATCATGTTTCTGATACTTTGTCAAGGGGTCCATTGTGACACTTTCGGAGGTGATCTGAGGTGGGTTGACATATGTTAGGAAGCGTGCTAAGACTACAATTGCTGAGCACATTTAAGGGAGATAAAACACACAAATAGGTTTTTTTCCACATTTCCACAATTTCCGCATTATTTGTGGAAAAGTATCATTTAGGGCGTTTGCGGTTGTTTCTCTGAAATTCTATCATGTGATCTCGCCATGTATCGAAGATGATCGAAGTTAGTTCCCTCATTGTTAGTTTGATGTATTGGAGTTGTTCTAACAATGTTGTCCCATTCTGTTGGGAAGATGAGAACACAGACGAAGTTTTGTTTGTGTCTGGAATGTTCTGCGATTTCTTTGGGTTTGTCATAAGTTCTAATGCATAGAGTTATGTACTCTGGGGAGATGAAATTAATGAAACCTGTGTGTTCTTTCCAGGTGATGATTTCTCCTTGTTTGAAGTCATCAACGGTTAGACTTTTCATATGCCCTCATTTCAATATAAAGGTCGTAATCGTCTGGGGATAGGATATCATCCCAGTCGCCATCTTCGATACCTTTGTATTTACTTTGTTGGGGGATTTGTGAACTGTGAGAGAATGTCTTCCAGTTGTTGTTTGAGTTCATTTTTGATAGAAATGAGGGTGGAATTGTAAAGGTGTTTGTTGTCAGTTTTGTAGAGTGATTTTGCTAGTTGATCGATAGAATCGATTGCACGTTCAAGTTCAACGACGTGCTTATCTAGTTCCACTAATTCACTCCATTCGTATAAAACATGATGCA